CTAAAAAAGTTGTGAAACAAGTTGTGAGTGATGAAGTTGAGTCGGTATTAGAAAATACTGAACTTACTGAAAAACAAAGGCTTTTCTGTATTTATTATATAGAGAGATTTAATGCAACTGATGCTTACAAAAGAGCTTACGAATGTAGTTACAATACTGCTAAGACCCATGGATGTAAACTGTTGCAAAATGTTGCCATAAAGTTGGAAATAGATAGGCTTACTGATGAATGCTTACAAGAACAAGAAATCAATTCTAAATTGCTTAATAAACGATTATTTCAGAAATATATGGACATAGCTTTCTCGGATATAACAGACTATATAAATTTTGGCAAAAAAGAAGTAGAAGGCGAATTTGGACCATATGCTAAGAATTACATAGACTTAAACAATAGTGATAATATTGACGGAAGTTTAATAAGTGAAATATCAGAAGGAAAAGACGGAATAAAGATAAAACTTCAAGATAAAATGAAAGCCTTACAATGGTTATCAGATAGAATGGACTTATTACCTACTCATACTCAAGCTAAGCTTGATTTAGAAATTATGAAATTAGAAGTTGAAATGAATAAGTTGGATAATACTCAAGAGGAAGTTGAAGAAGATGGATTTATAGAAGCTTTAGATGATACAACAAAAGAGGTATGGGACGATGAAGAAGATTGATGATCTAAAAAATAAATGGTCCAAGATAAAAAACAATAAAATTCATACAGTTAAAAAAGCTACTATAAAATTTAAACCATTTTCTAAAAAACAAAAGAAAGTTTTAACTTGGTGGAATGATAATAGTCCAGCCAAGGATAAAGATGGAATTATAGCAGATGGAGCTATAAGAAGTGGTAAAACTATATCAATGTCCTTATCTTACGTTATATGGGCGATGTCTAAGTTTAATGGTCAGAAATTTGGTATGGCAGGTAAAACAATAGGTTCATTTAGACGTAATGTTTTATTCGGGCTTAAATTAATGTTAAAAGCTAGGAACTATCAAATACAAGATAAAAGAGCAGATAATTTATTAGTAGTTAGTAAAGGAAATATTACTAACTATTTTTATATATTTGGTGGTAAAGATGAAAGGTCACAGGACTTAATCCAAGGTATAACTTTAGCAGGAATGTTCTTTGATGAAGTTGCATTAATGCCGGAAAGTTTCGTTAATCAAGCTACTGGCCGTTGTTCAGTTGAAGGCAGTAAATGGTGGTTTAACTGTAACCCTGGAGCACCTTTTCATTGGTTTAAAAAGAACTGGATAGATAAGGCGAAAGAAAAAAATCTATTATACTTGCATTTTACAATGGATGATAATCTATCTTTATCTGAAAAGATTAAAAATAGATATAAGAGTATGTATGCAGGTGTATTTTATTTAAGATATATACTTGGGCAATGGGCAGTAGCAGATGGAGCAGTATATCCAATGTTTAATCCGGAAGTTCACGCAGTTGAAATAAAGAGAAACTGGACAAGAATATTTATAGCCGGTGACTTTGGTATTCAGAATGCTACTACTTTTGGTATATTTGGATATTATGCACCAGAAAAGAGATATCATCAAATAGCTTCTTATTATCATAATGGTAGAGAAGAAGGGCAAAAGACAGTAAAAGAATATGTGGCAGATTTGAAAAACTTTATCCGAGAAAACATGGTAATGCCAGAATACATTACTATTGACCCTAGTGCAGCTGCTTTAATGGTAGAGCTAAGAAAAGATGCATGGTTTAGTAGACATAACATAAGAATAATACCAGCAAAGAATAATGTTGAAGTAGGAATACAGTTGGTATCTTATTTGCTCAATATAAATAAGTTAACACTAGACCCAAGCTGTACTTATGATATAGAAGAGTTTAGTTCATATGTGTGGGATAGTGATAAGTTAGACAAAGGTAAAGAAGAGGTTGTAAAACTTAATGACCATGCTATGGATAAAATTAGGTATGCAATTATGACAGATTCAAAAATACATAGAACTTTAGATAGAGCATTAAAATTATTTAGTGGAAAAGGAACTAGAGAATAGGAGGTGAGAGAGTGGATATATATAAACAAATAGATAAATCATTACTTGGTTTATACAGTACAGACCCAAGATTCATTGAAGAGTTACAAGAAGTAAAACAATATTATGAATTTTATGAAGGGCGACCAGAATCAAGTGAAGATGACGAAGAAGATTGCAGAGGTCAATTATGGAGAGTCAAAACAGATGACTATAAGCCTACACGTGAGGTAAGAAATATTACTAAGAAGCTAATGAAAAAGCAAAAAAGATTTATGACTGCAGTTAAACCTGACTTTCTAATAAAATCATTGGATGGAACAGAAGTTGGAAGAGTTGATAATAAAAAAGCTATAATAAATAAAATATTAAATGACGGCAAGTTTTGGAATAAGTTTTCCAAAGCTTTTTTAGATTGTACTATTGGCAAGAGAGTAATGCTTACATTAACAACTGATGTAGATGATAAAGGAAATCCTCTATCTGATAAACCAATAAGATTTAGATTTTATACTATGCCAGAGTTTACTTATGAATATGATCCAAATGATGCAGAAAAATTAATTAAAGTACAAATAGCTTATCAAGATGAAAGTACAATAGGTAAAATACAACAAGAACAAAGATGGCATAAATGGATATATGAAATTAGAGACAATGGCAATTGTTGGGCAACTTATCAGATAGTAGACGGAGTAGATGCTCAGGCTTTTGTAGAAACTGAAAATGAAGAAACAGGCGATACTATCAAAAAAGAATTAAAAGAAGAATGGGATACTGGATTATCACAGTTACCATGTAAGGTGATATTCAACGATGCAACAACAGGAGATGTAAGAGGACATAGTGACTTAAAAGATTTAATTGATATGGCCATGGATTATAATAGGACCAATTCAGACTATCGAGATGCGCTTAAATTTAAAATGTTTGAACAAGATGTTTTTACAAATGCAGATCCTGCTAGTATAGAAGGGATAAAAATAGCGCCAGGTGCTTATATAGATTTAAAAGGTGACCCGGCATTAGGAACAGCAGATGGAAGTGTTCCTACTCCTGGATATGGTAAATTAGCCTCTGCATTTAATTTTCAAGTAGCAGCAGACAGTTATTTAACAGGACTTAAGAAGGATATGTATGAACTTATGGACCAACCGCTACCAGAAAGCTTAGTTAATGTTGCAAGTGGAAAAGCATTGAGAATGTTAAATGACGATTTAATAGGTAGATGCGAAGAAAAGTGGCAGGAATGGGATGAAGCCGTACGTTGGTTAATAGATTTAATAATTGAAGTAGTTAATAAAGGAAATCTTTATAGAGATGTACAAGGCATTGAAGATTTAAATATTAATACTTCATTGGAATTTAGCCATAACTACCCAATACCAGATGATGAGCAACAAACTAAAGAGTTAGCTATGAAGGAAGTTGAAGCTAATGTACGTTCACATCAATCTTATATTAGAGACTTTGGAGATGCACAAGAAGCAGATAAAGAGTTTGATGAGATACTAGAGGAAATGGATAAAATCAATATGACTCAAAATAGCATGAGTGGTTTAAGTGATACTATTGATGAAAATGGAGATGAAACAGATGAGTAAAACAATTTGTGATAAATGTGGAAGAAAATTCACAATAAAACTTCATACAAAAGAAAAAGGTAACTTACAAATCACTTATTTTAAATGTCATAAATGCTATGAGGAGTACATAGTAACTGTTACAGATGAAGAACTTAGAAAGAGTATGAAAGAAGCAGCTTCTTTAAGATATAAAATGCTACTTAATTGTAACGATAAAGAATCTATTAGAGATTATCATGTACTTAAAAATAAGAACTGCATAAGAGAGCAAGAACTTAAAAAAGAGTATTTGGGAGGAATATAAATGGAATTGCCAAATGGATTTGAAAGTGGAAAAGGTAAAGAAAAGCTTAAATTGACAGTCAAATTAACTGAAACCGATATATTTCAAGAGGTTTTAAAAGTAAGTGGTGCTATTTTAGAAGATGAAAGAATTGATAAATCTATCAGAAAAGAGTATTGTGCTAGATTCGAAAAGTTGTTTGATGAAACTATTAATAAGCAGGAGGAACAGTAATATGAAGCTATTAGAAACGGTGGAAATGATGAATAGTTCTGATTTTAAAGAAAGATTCAGAGCTGAATATTTTCAATTAAAGATAAGAAAAGAAGGATTAGCGAATATGCTAGAAAAATATAAAAATGGAGCTTTGTCATTTACGCCAAAATGTAGTTATGA